TACAGACACTCAAGTTGAAAAAATTAGAACACTTGCAGAAAGTGTTGAATTCTCCACAGAGGACGAATACAAATCTAAACTTGAAACAATCCGTGAGAACTACTTCCCATCAGGTATGAAAAAGGCTGATGCAGAACAATTACACGAAAATGTAGACGATACAGAAGATAAGAAAGAGATCGCTGATCCATTCGTAGCTGCTGTGTCACAAGCAATTAGTAAAACAAAAAAATAATTTAGGAGAACAAAATGTATTTGTCCGAAGGTTTACAAACAAAATGGGCAGGCGTATTAGATCATCCTGATCTTGCACCTATTCAAGACCCATACAAGAAAGCAGTTACCGCTGTTATTCTTGAAAACCAAGCAGAAGAAATGACCAAATCAGGTCAGATGCTTAACGAAGCAGTACCTACAAACGCAGCATCTGCTGGTTTAGGTTCAGGTGGTGCGGCTGGTTTTTCAGGTTCTGCAGCTGCAACTGGTCCAGTTGCTGGTTTTGATCCAATTCTTATCTCTTTAGTAAGAAGATCATTACCTAACTTAATCGCTTATGATGTTGCTGGTGTTCAGCCAATGACAGGTCCTACAGGACTTATCTTTGCAATGCGTTCATTATACACATCACAAGCTGGCGCAGAAGCATTCTACAATGAAGCAAACACAGGTCATGCTGGTTTAGGTTCAGCACAAACAGACATCGAAGTTGGTGCGGCTGTTGCTAACACATTCGTAAGTAATGCAGCTCCTGTTGCTGGTATGTCAACTGCTCTTGCAGAAGCTTTAGGTGACGGTTCTAACACATTCCAAGAAATGGCATTCTCAATTGAGAAAGTAACTGTTACTGCTAAAACTCGTGCATTAAAAGCAGAATACTCTATCGAATTAGCACAGGATCTTAAAGCAGTTCATGGTCTTGACGCTGAAACAGAGTTAGCAAACATTCTTTCATCAGAAATTCTTGCTGAAATCAACCGTGAAGTTGTTCGCACTATCTACTCAGTTGCGAAAACAGGTTGTCAAGCAGGTACAACAGCTGCTGGTCAGTTCGATTTAGACACTGATTCAAACGGTCGTTGGATGGTTGAAAAAATTAAAGGTCTTGCTTTCCAACTCGAAAGAGAAGCGAACACTATCGCAAAACTTACTCGTAGAGGAAAAGGTAATGTAGTAATCTGCTCATCAGATGTTGCTTCTGCTCTTGCAATGGCAGGTCTGTTAGATTACAACCCAGCTCTACAAGGTCAAACAAACTTACAAGTTGACGATACAGGTAACACATTTGCTGGTACATTGTTTGGTCGCCTTAAAGTTTATGTTGATCCATATGCACCTGTTTCTGCATCTAAAGAATTTGCAGTTGTAGGTTATAAAGGTTCAAATGCTTATGACGCTGGTCTGTTCTATTGCCCATATGTTCCATTACAAATGGTTCGTGCAGTTGATACAGGTACTTTCCAACCGAAAATTGGCTTCAAAACTCGTTACGGTTTAGTTGCTAACCCATTCGCAGAAGGTACTAACCAAGGTTCTGGCGCTTTAACAGCACTTTCAAACAACTACTATCGTGCATTTAAAGTTGCAAACTTAATGTAATAGTAGTTTGAAACATTAGTTTCACGAAAAAGAGAGGTACTTCGGTACCTCTTTTTTTTAGCATATAAATAGAGCATAACATTTTATGGAACAATTAAATGGCAGTTACAGATAGAAACCCTAGTAATCCAAACTTTTTACAACCGAATAAGTATATACTGAACTTCAGTCGTATGCCAAATATGCAATACTTCTGTCAATCAGTTTCGGTACCAGGTATCTCTATGTCTGAAACTCCTCAAATGACACCATTTGTGGATATCTTTGCACCAGGTGATAAAGCCATTTACGATTTATTGAATGTTACATTTTTGATTGATGAAAAACTTACATCATGGTTAGAATGTCACGATTGGATTCGTGCTATGACCTTTCCAGAAGATTATGAAGATTACAGAAGTTTAGGTAAATTAAACAAAGCGGTTACAAGAACTCAAACACAAAAACCACAATACAGTGATGCTACATTAACAATGTTATCTTCATCAAACCAACCTTATGTGAAGTTTAAATTTTATGAGTGTTTTCCAACAACACTCTCAACCTTTATTATGTCATCTACTGATAGTCCAGATACACTGATTACAGCAGACGCTACATTCAGGTATACTTACTACGACATCGAAAAAGTTTACTAAAAACGCTTGACTTTTTGTTGCCTTTGACATATACTCCAATATTGGAGGACTTTAACTTATGAAACAATTAGAAGAACTATTAGAAATGTGGAGAAAGGATTCGGACATTGATAGAACCGAACCTGGTAAAGAACTCACAAACATACCAAAACTCCATAGTAAATATATCAACATATTATCCAGACATCGTTTACTGGCCAAAGAAACAGAATTTAAATTAAATAAAATTCGCAGATTAAAATGGGAATATTATACTGGTAAATTAGACGATGATGATTTAAAGAAATATGGTTGGGAACCTTTTCCTTATGTTCTTAAGGCAGAACTGACCACATATTTGGATAGTGATGATGATATCAATAAACAAAAAGCAGCCTTGACATTACACAATGAAATTGTAGAAGTGTGTCAAGCAATTATCAAAGAACTAAACAATCGAACATGGGAACTTAGGTCATTTATTGATTGGGAGAAATTCATTCAAGGTGTATAATGGCTGATATTGTTCTTCATAAACAAAACGAATCGTTTTTACAATTAGAGTGTGAACGGCATTTTGCTCAAGAAATGTCCGAGTATTTTACTTTCTTTGTGCCTGGTTATCAATTTACACCAGCTTATAAAAGTAGAATGTGGGATGGCCGTATACGATTACTTGATTTAAGAAACTTTACCATCTATCATGGTCTCACACCATACATTAAAAAGTTTTGTGAAGAACGAGATTATAAATTAGAAATAGATAAAGAAGTAGATTCAACAGAAGTATTTTCTGTGGTTGAAGCAAAAGATTTTTGTGATTCATTGAATTTACCGTATGAAGTAAGAGATTATCAACTTAAGTCTTTTATCACAGCAATACGCAATAAAAGGGTTCTCCTACTCTCTCCAACTGCGTCCGGTAAGTCTTTAATATTATACTTGATCGTTAGATATCTCCAAGAATCTGAGTATAAAAAAGGTCTCCTAATCGTTCCAACGACTTCCTTAGTTGAACAAATGTATTCAGATTTTAAATCGTATGGGTATGATTCTGAAAAACACTGTCATCGTCAATACTCAGGCAAAGACAAACACACAAATAACTTTTTAACAATTACAACATGGCAATCTATCTATAAAAATTCACCAGATTACTTTGAACAGTTTGATTTTGTTTTAGGTGACGAAGCCCACCAGTTTAAAGCAAAGTCATTAACTACAATTATGTCTGGTTGTTCTAATGCTAAATATAGATTAGGTACAACCGGTACATTAGATGGCACACAAACACATCGTTTAGTATTAGAAGGATTATTTGGACCTGTTTATCGTGCTACAACAACATCTGAACTGATTTCACAAAAACATTTAGCTGAGTTTCAAATTAAATGTTTAGTGTTAAAATATCCTGAGGTTACTTGTAAAACAGCGAGAGATTGGGATTATAATACCGAAATGGATTATATTGTTCAGAACAAGGCTCGAAATGATTTTATAAGAAATTTAACATTATCATTAAAAGGCAACACACTGATACTATTTCAGTTTGTTGAGAAACATGGCAAATCTCTTTATGAAATAATTAAAGAGAAATCAAAAAAACGAAAAACTTTTTTTGTATTTGGTGGAACAGATACGGAAGCTCGTGAAGCAATTCGTGCTATTACTGAAAAAGAAAAAGACGCCATCATTGTCGCATCATATGGTACCTTTTCCACAGGTATAAATATAAGGAACTTACACAACATTATCTTTGCATCACCAAGCAAATCACGAATAAGAAACTTACAATCAATCGGTAGAGGACTTAGAGTAGGAGATAATAAAGAAGTTGCAACTTTGTTTGACATAGCTGATGATTTTAGAGTTGGTAAATTTACCAATTACACACTAAAACATTTTATTGAAAGAATGAAAATATACGATGAGGAAAAGTTCAAATATAAGTTTTACAACATCGAACTCAAAAATGGCTGAATCACTGAATATAAAAGTAGTTAGGCTTCAATCAGGTGAAGACATTATAGCTGATATTATAGCTGATGAAAACACCACAGTTTTAAATAGTCCTATGGTTATCGTAATACGCCGAAGTCCAACAGGATCGGTAATGATGATGGTTCCATGGTTGCCAGTTGAAGTGATATCTGATAATATGGCCATATTAAATAATTCTGAAATTGTGACTGAAACAAGTCCAAAAGATAGTTTAATTGAATATTATTTAAATGCTATTGGTCAGATTGAAAAAGAATCACAAAGAACTGGTGATATGTTGGACAAAGCAAACAAAAATATTCAAAGAGAAGATGAATGGATGGATGAAATTGATGAATATTATGATGATGATTCTTCAACGATTGATGATTTATTAAACAGTTTAGAAAGACCAAAAGACAAAGGTCAATTACATTAGTTATGCTTGAATATAATGAAAACAATTTGAATATGGTAACAAAAGTTATTGTGAATAATTTAACACCAGATTTATTACCTAAAAAATGGGTAGAACGAAACAAAAACAATCCTATGTTTGGTCATTGTCACACAGCTTCTGCTTGTTTACAAAAGGTCTTTGGAACAAAACAAATAAAATTAAATCGTGCATTAGATGATGAAGGTATTTGGCATTGGTGGTGCGTAGATACAAACAATAATATAATTGATATTACAGGCAATCAATACTATTCAGAAAATCGAATACCACCTTATAAAGATGGACAGAAAGCATCAATGTTAGGATTTGAATATAGAAAACGAGTGTTTAAGTTATTAGATAGGATCCAGGAGGTCCTAACCTCGCAACTGACACCAGTATTATAATGGTAAAATTAATGTTTGTCAAGGCCTAAATTAGGCAAATTTGAAAGAAGGTATATTATGGCAAAAAGAGAAAAACACTATGTCAACAATGCAGATTTTTTAGCTGCACTGATTGCATATAAAAAAGATTGTGACATTGCCGATAAAAAAGGCAAACCACAACCGCAAATTCCAAATTATGTAGGTGAATGCTTTCTAAAGATTGCAGACCATCTATCACGCAAACCAAACTTTGTATCATATTCATTTAGAGATGAGATGATTGCTGATGGTATTGAAAACTGTATGATGTATTTCCGTAATTTCAATCCAGAAAAATCAAAGAATCCTTTTGCATATTTTACACAGATTATCTACTATGCTTTTCTTCGAAGAATTACCAGAGAAAAGAAACAACTGTATGTCAAATATAAAGCTACAGAACAAATTGGTATTTTAGATGAGTTTGAAGTTTTTGAAGATGAAAATGGCAACACAAGACAATTTGAATTGTATGATAATATTTCACAGTTCATCCAAGATTTTGAAGAATCAAAACAAAAGAAAAAAGATGCTAAAGTAAAAGGCCTTGATAAATTCTTAGATGAATAAATCTTTGCCTCTTATGATGTTTATGTGTGTTATACTATGTTCGTGTGGTGGTATATTCTTAAAAGATTGTGAATATAAAAACCACGAAGACATATGTGAAACCATTCCTGTTTATGAAAGGACATTTTAATGATACAAGATAAAATAGAAGCATTAAAAGTAAGACATCGACTACTTGATGAAAAAATAAAAATAGGGTATTCATTATATCTTGATGATTCATCTTTACATAAAATGAAACAAGAAAAGCTTCACATTAAAGACCAAATAGAAAAATTTATAAAACAAATATAATATGAAATTATGTATTCTTGGTGATACGCATTTTGGTATGCGTGGTGATTCTATTATCTTTCATAAACACTATGAAAAGTTTTATGATGAAATATTTTTCCCATATTTAAAAGAAAATAATATTGATACCATTTTTCAAATGGGAGATTTATTTGACCGAAGAAAATTTATTAACTTCAATACACTTCATCTTTGTCGCAAATATTTCTTTGATAAAGTAAAAGAAAACAACATTACATTCTATTCAATATTAGGTAACCATGATATTAGTTACCGTAATACATTAGAAGTCAACTCATCAAAACTTTTATTAAATGAATATGATAACATCACCATTTATGATGAGTTTATTACAAAAGACTTTGATGGTGTTCCTATTGATATTGTTCCTTGGCTATGTGCTGAAAATGAAGAACAAATTATGGAACACATTAAAAATAGTAAATCACAAATTTGTTTTGGACATTTTGAGATACAAGGTTTCGAAATGGATAAAGGCAATGTTTCACAAACAGGTATTGACAAAAAACCATTAACCAAGTATGATATTGTATTGACTGGACATTTTCATCATAAGTCAAATGATGGTCATATCTTTTATGTTGGCACACCAGGTCAAATGACATGGGCGGATTGGAATGATCCAAGAGGGTTTCATATATTCGACACTCACACAAGAGATTTAGAATTTATAAAAAACCCATTTGAAATATTTCATAAAATAAATTATGATGATAACGACCTATCTTTAAATGATATTCAGAGTATGGACTTTGAGATGTATAAAGACAACTATGTTAAAATTGTTGTATTACATAAACAAAATCCATATTTGTTTGACCATTTAACTGATAATTTATATAAAGTTGGTGCAGCTGATATTTCGATTGTTGAAGATTTCACTGAAAACAATTTAGAATCAGATGAAGAAATTGTAAATCAAGCAGAAGATACAATGACGATATTATCAAAATACATTGATGGTTTAAAACTTGAAGTGAATAGTGAAAAACTAAAAGATATTATGCGTGAATTATATACAGAAGCCTTACACACGGAAGAAACTGATTGATATTATTTAGAAAAGTCCGTTGGAAGAATCTACTTTCAACCGGCAATTACTTTAATGAAGTTGATTTAAGCAAGAACATCAATACCTTAATTGTGGGTGTTAATGGTTCAGGTAAGTCAACCATGCTGGATGCTTTGTGTTTTGGTTTATTTGGGAAACCATTTAGAGATATTCCTAAAGCTAATCTAACAAATTCTATCAACAGTAAAGGTTGTGTTGTTGAGGTTGAGTTTGATACAAACAATAAATCGTATAAAATTATACGAGGTATCAAACCAAATACTTTTGAGATATATGTTGATGGTGAATTGGTTAATCAAGAAGCAACAGTAAGAGATTACCAAG